TTACTTCTTAGAATGGAGCAAGGCTAACACTTGATCCATCTGTTCGTCTCGTTTCGATAGGAGCTCCTTTAGGTGTCTCACTTGCTCTTCAAGAATGCGGATTTGCTCTGATTGGCTTCGCAGAAGAGCCTCCTGATCTCCGAGGTGCCTGTCTCCTAATGAGGGGATGGTGTTGGCATCTCCATATATATTGTTATCCCCTTTAATATTGCCGATCTCAATGAGAGGGCGATGCTCTGTAAGCATCTCGCCTTTCCCTAAGATTAGCCAGTAGGGCGATATATCATCGTAAGCGGACATTATTTCAGCTATCGCCTCTCCACCAAACTCGCTGTACTTTGACTTGAAATTGGACTCTGATACCCCAGTGGCCTTGAGAAAATCACGAATTCTTACCCCTTTCACTTTCAAATACATACGTACCCTCTCCTTGATTGGAGCTGAAATTTTGCACGCTTCCTCTTGCATTAGTCGAAATTTAGTCTTTACTTTGCAGTGTTGTTAAGACTTAACAACGTGTAAAGATAGACAGAAACTGATTAGAGACAATAATCACAATGGCAACATCTATGCAACGACACATTGAAGTAGGTGCCGATGTCCGCAAGCGCATCATGCAGGAGTTGGGCATCACAGAGGGCGGGCTATCCCTCGCTCTCAACTACAAGCGAGATGGAGAGGATGCGAGGAAGGCTCGTGCTCTGGCTCTCGAGCTAGGCGGTGAGGTCTACTGCACCATACCAGAGTGCGAGACGATACACGACGCTGACGGGCAGATGATCCAGGTCTTCAGCAATGGCGCACGGCTCATCATTGACAAGGGTAACAGCGAAGGACGCATTGAGCATAATGGACGAGTAGTCAGCCTCTGCTACCACGTAACCATCAATATGCTTGATGGACTCCAGGCACTAGCCTCCAATCTCTAAGACTATGCTCCAGCACTACGGGAAATCCACGGTGATAGATCTTGCTGACCTCACGGAGGATCGGCGCACAGCCGATGACAAGTCCGAGTGTTTGGCTCCAGTGATTACCACATATAACTATCGGAATCTTGTCAACCGAGGGAAGATTAAAGTCTTGCGCCGTGGTGGAGGCGCTGGGAGTAACGTGCTCATCGACTACGATAGCTTGCCCCGAGAGCTCCGAGACAAGGTAGATAAGCGAATTGGGAGCGATGCAGTGCACGTGGCGGTACTCCGCAAGTGGTTCAGCGACCACTACCAGCGGGATCGCCAAGCTCAAGAGTACTACCCTAAGCGCCTGCGAGAGCTTAACCTCACCCTCTCTCTTGAGCGCATAGCCCAGCTGACAGAGGAGTACATCGTGAATGCGTCGGTACTACAGAGCGTACGGAGCTTGCAAGCGGATATACGCCTCTTGAAGCGAGTGATGGGCGGAAGCAAGAAGGTACGCTGGGAGCAACTGGCGAGTGCTATCAGCTACTATCGTCAAGAAGTTGGGCATACGCTCCCACAGAGTGCCCCCCGCTTCAGGAAGGCTCTGCAAGAGTTTGAGCAGAAAGGCTACGAAAGCTTGATCAGCAAGAAATTTGGCAACCAACAGACTCGCAAGGTCGATCACGACACGCTCCGCCTCCTCCTCGCCATCGACAACGATGACACCCGACCATACAATAGCACGGTGGCAGACCGCTACAATGACTTCGTCGAAGGCTTGGTAGCTATCTACAATCCCGAGACAGGTGAGCTGTACGACAATCGCCAGTACAAGCCCCTCTCCGCCTCTACAGTTGCCTTCTACCTCAACACCCCCGAGGCAAAGGCACTCCGAGGTAAGGTGCACGATGACTATCAGACGTGGCGAGGTAAGCACCAGCCCTATGTGATGCGCAATCGCCCCACGATGTCCCTCTCAAAGATCTCCCTGGACGACCGAGACCTCAAGATCAAGGTCAACTGGAGAGAGCAGGGTATCAGCGAGACCGTCAGCCTGAAGATCTACGTGGCTTATGACTTGGCAAGCCAAGCAATCATCGGGTATGCCTTCTCGGGGAAGAAGCGCCACGACATCTTCATCGGCTGTCTGCGTTCGACCTTCCGCACGCTCCTCTCGCTTGGGCTACCTTGCCCACATGAGGCGGAGGTGGAACAGCACCTAGTATCGGACTTCCGCACCTCACTGATGGCGGATGGGGCGCTCTTCCCTAAGGCGCTCTTCCTTGCCCCAGGGAACTCGCAGGCAAAGGGCGCTGAGCACTTCAATAGGCTCTTCAAATACACGATAGAGAAGGAGTACATCCCTAACACTGGTCGCCACTACGCTAAGCTTGAGGCAAACCAGACCAGCGAAGAGAAGAGCTTCGACGAGCATAACGACCGATTCAAGGTGAAAGCCTGGGCGTATGAGGATGCCGTCGCCTTCTATGAGGAACTCATCTATAAGTACAACCACTCACCGCACACGAATGAGGCATACTGGGGCGGGCGCACACGCTGGGAAGTCCTCCAGGAGTCAGTCAATCCCGAACTAGCAAGCATCGATGAGCATCGCTTAGCCGTCTTGCTCGGAGAGCATCGGGCAACCTCGGTACGTCGAGGGGCAATCAAGGCGAACTACCGCTCCTTCGCATTGTCTCCAGAAGCCATCGGCAAGCTGAAGGATAGAAATGGTAAGGTGGATGCGTACTGGTGGGAGCAGGAAGACGGTAAGATGGATGAGGTCTACATCTACGAAGGTGGACGCTACATCGAGACTGCCACGGAGGTCGAACGCTTCAATGAGGCGACGATCGAACAGACAGCGGAGGATCGCAAGAAGCTACACGGACAGCTACAGCGTGTAAAGTCCTTCGACACCTACATTACGGAGCGTCTCCCTGATAAGGCTCGCCTGCTGAAGGAAGAGACACACCGAATGCTTACCGACCTCGAGCCTCAGGAGGTGGTCACGCTACGCCGAGGCGAGGATGGTGAGCTCCACGACGAAAACGAAACAGAGGACTGGCTGGTGACCTCCCCCGAGGTCGACGACATCCGAGCGAGAGCGCTAGCAGACCTTTAAGAATAGTAATCGAACACTAATTAAATCAGATTAGAAATGGAGTACAACGGAAAAGACTACTGGACTCGAGAGGAGCTTATCGAGACGTTCGATGGAGGAGGGTTCAATGAACTGGACAAGGAAGGTGCCTTTGGTATCGCCCTATGCATCCCCGAGATCTACGATGGAATAGTCTACGACTTTGAGAGATTCAGCTCAAAAGTTAAGTCGGCACTGACGATGCAATCCTTCTGTCCCGACTAGCCATGAAGATGACGGTGGTATTTGAGCCCTGCTATATGTGGGATGACCTCAAGAGGGTCTTTGGCGAAGAACGAGCCAAGCGACTACGAAAGAGAGGCTCCTTTGGTAAGGCTTATAAGAGTGACAGCGGGGAGATCTACTTCGAGGAAAAGCACTTCACCCGCTGGGCAAAGAAACTAATCAAGGAATTATGGAACTAACGAAAGAACTCAAGGGACGCACGCTCGAGGCAATACTCGCCGACCGTGCTAACTACCCCAGCGATAGCAAGCACGCTACCGCCCTCGGCATCTCGCCCAGCGTGTACAATGTCTTGAAGAAGGGGAAAGTCGAGAAACAGCTTAGCGAGACTGCATGGCTGAGTATCGCCAGACGACTCAACGTGCCCCTGCGTGGCGAAATAGAATGGAAGGTCGCACCAACCGCCACCTATGACTATGTGACGGGACAGCTGGAAGCGTGTCAGGAGCGAAGCCTCTCTGCCCTCCTCTGCGACCTGCCGAACATCGGTAAGACCTTCTCAGCTCGGCAATACGCTCGGACGCATAAGAATGTCGTCTACGTGGACTGCTCTCAGGTCAAGACGAAGGTTCGTCTGGTACGACAGATTGCCCTTGGCTTTGGCTTGGAAGCCAAGGGGAGGTATGAAGAGATCTACGCCAACCTCGTCTACTATGTCAAGAGCCTCCATCAGCCCCTAATCGTTCTCGATGAAGCAGGCGACCTGCAGTATGAAGCCTTCCTTGAACTAAAGGCGCTATGGAATGCGCTGGAGAACGTGTGTGGCTGGTATATGATGGGTGCTGACGGCTTGCGAGCGAAGATTGAGCGAAGCATCGACTGCCGAAAGGTCGGCTATACCGAGCTATTCTCTCGCTTTGGAGATGCCTATCGCCAAGTGACACCGCTCGACGGGGAGGAGAGAAAAACCTTCCTGCTTCGGCAGGTGGTCGAGGTAGCCAAGCTCAACGTCCCCAAGGGGGTGGATGCCGTCAGCCTAGCACGTAAGGCAGGTAGTCTCCGCCGAGCCTACACCGAGATCGAGAAAATTAAACTACAAGCTGGGGCATAAGCTATGGAAAGAGCCTACTCACCTTCCGAAATCCTCAAGAAGAAGATCCCGAGCATCCCCTTTGAGGGGGTATGGCGTGACGCCTTCGGAGAGCCTGGACGCACGGGGGTCTGGCTTATCTGGGGAGAGAGCGCCAACGGGAAGTCCTCCTTCGCAATGCAACTGGCTAAGGAGCTGACCAAGTACGGCAAGGTCGCCTACAACTCCCTGGAAGAGTCCCTCTCCCTCTCCTTCCAGAACAATATGCGCAGGTGTCGGATGGAAGAAGCTCGTGGACGCTTCCTCGTCCTCGACCGAGAGTCAGCCGAAGCCCTCTCCGAGCGCCTCAAGCGCCAGCGCTCTCCCGACTTTGTCATCATCGACTCCCTGCAGTATACAGGGTTGAACTACCGAGAGTATAAGCGCCTCAAGGAAGCGCACCCCGACAAGCTCTTTGTCTTCGTGTCGCACGCTGATGGAGATAAGCCCAAAGGGTCAACCGCTGTCAGCGTCCAGTACGATGCCGATATGAAAATCCTAGTACAAGGCTACCGAGCAATCTGCAAGGGACGCTTTATCCCTCAATCGGGTAAGCACTATAGCATCTGGGCAGAAGCAGAGGCAAAGTACTGGGGGTTAGAAACAGAATAAGGTAATACTAATAAGATGAGAACTATGAACTACTTAATCGTGAGTGTGATCAGCATAGTGATCACTGTATGTCTCTGCGGATATTTCATCGTCCGTCCCTACCACAAAATGACTGAATCTCTTATCCGTGAAGAAGGAGAGCTCTGCGGTCGGATCGGTAAAACTATGGAGCATAATATGGAGCTCAGCATAGACCTATACAAGATGGAGGTTGAACTAAATCACCTAAAGGAAGAGCATGATCTCCAAAGAATAGATCTTGCCAAGGAGAAGTGCCTGCGATATGAGCAAAGCAAGGATCTGATGCAGCTGAAAGTGCAAAATGATAGACTTCGTAAAGAACTATTGGAGCAAGTCGAACAACAAAATGAGGCTAAATAATGGACGGAATACAAATAGGATGCTGTGTTATCCTTCTGGGGTTGGCAATACTCCTGGATATCTTTTGTGGAAGCTATGGTTATACTCTGCTTTGCCTCTCGGGAATTGCTGTTATAGGTGTGATCCTTAGCTATGATTATCGGAAGCAATGGGAGGAGTCCGAAGCTCGGCGTAAGCAGTACCTTAAGAAACTAAAACGATAGCTTATGGCACCCACCTCTTCTTACGCAACATTTTTTGCCTTACTCAAACAAATGCCAGGTGCAGACAAAGAGAGCCTTATACTGCAGTGGACAGGCGGACGGACATCCTCGCTGAGAGAGATGGACGAACGAGAGTATAACATGATGCTCCGAGACCTGAGATCGCAAGTTGAAGACCTTACCTCAAAGAGGAAAGCACGGTCAGCGGTTTTAAAGCAAATGCAACTTTATGGTATTGACACCACCGATTGGGATGCCATAGATCGCTTTTGTTGCAACCCTCGTATCGCAGGTAAGAGGTTTTCTCATCTTAGTGTTAATGAGCTCAAAGTCTTGCGCACAAAGATACTATCCATTCGAGACAAGGCGGAGAGAAAAGAAGAGACTCTGCGTCGAAGGAGGTTCCTCGAAGTAAAAACGAATGGGCAACTACCAAGCTAACAGACAACCGATATAGTAACTATTAATAACCACTAGTATGCAAGAACAAGTAAAGACCGTCCAAATGACGGATGCCGAATGGCAAGAATTCCAGTCTCTCAAGCGAGAGCAGGAAGAGCGGAAGAAAGCCCAGAAGCGCAAGGAAGATCGGGAGGCTTACCGACGGCTAAGTGAAGAGGCTGTCTCTGAAGTTTTCGTCGAGATCAAGCGCCTTAATGAACAGATGCAAGCGACGAAGAAGATGGTTATGGAGCGCTTCTTGGCTATACTCAAGATGCGTAACGAAGCCTTCGACACCGACTCCAAGCAGAGCCAGTACTCCTTTGTCAACGAGGGGGTCACTCAACGTATCATCATCGGTAGATACAAGAAGTATATGCACGACACTACGGCGGAGGCTGGCATCGAGATGGTGAAGGCATACCTAGAGACATTGGGTACAGACAGCGAGACTCAGAAGCTCGTGCGTATCATCCTTGACTTGCTCAGCGAGAACGCTCAGGGCGAGCTGGAACCAGATAAGATCCTTCAGCTAGAACGCTATGCCGAGGATTTCGGCTCTGAGGAGTTCGCTGAGGGTGTTAAGATCATCAAGGAGTCACTCATCTTCGACTGGACAAAGTGTTTCTTCCGTGCGGAGGAAAAGGATGAAGAAGGTGCCTGGAAGAGTATCCCCTTATCAATGATTAACATCAACTAAGGGGTATGCTAGAAAGACATCACCTAAGGCTTTCTGTAGATGAGTTATGGGAATGCTGGAGCGTATCACGGCAGGTAGGTGGTAGTGGAGATATCATCAGGGCTTATACTCCCATGGGACATGTCTACCTGGAAGAGCATAAGGATACAGGGGTTTGGATCATAAGTCCCAATTGGACTATTCAACGGTATATGGCTAAGACGGAGCGTCGAGCAATCCATCATGCGGTAATGTCCTATCTGCGAGCTCTAAGATATGCCGTGGGGGAATTCCTCCTCCTAGCTAGAGCAAAAGAGAGAGATGATGAAGCTTATGATGAGATGAATGAGGTCATTGACCTGCTATATCCACCCACAGATGAATCAATAGTAGAAGCGGTTTATGAATAAATGGTATTTGTGCAAAGTGTCCTATGAGCGTCAAGCCGACGACATTGGGATGAAAAAGGTAACGGAGAGTTACCTAGTTGATGCCTTAAGCTTCACTGAGGCTGAGGAGCGTGTTATCAAGGAGGTCACCCCCCTTGTCTCCATCGGGGAGCTGGAGGTGGTGAATATCCGTCCGATGCGCCTAGCGGAACTTCTGCTAGATGAGGTGGCTGATAAGTACTATCGTGCCAAGGTGGATTTAACCACCATCGATAGTGGTGGTCATGAGCGCAAGACTGGTGTAGCGATGATCGTACAGGCTGATTCGCTCCTTAATGCGACTAGGTCGCTCTTGGCACATCTGGATAATGGGTTGTCTTCCTATGAGCTGGTAAGTGTCAGCGAGCTTGACATCCTCGACGTGTATCAATACGTAGCACCGCCCGCCGAATGATCATAGCAGTAGATTTTGATGGTACGCTGTGTGAGAACAGATACCCTGAGATTGGCTATCCGATGCCTCAAGCAATAGCTAGCATGCGACGCTTGCATGAGGATGGTCACTATCTCATCCTCTGGACATGCCGAACAGGTGAGCACCTAAAAGACGCCATCAACTGGTTGCTGGCTCATGGCATCCCGATAGATCGGGTGAATGACCATTGTCCCGAAAACCTCGCCAAATATGGGGAGGGTGGACAAAAGATATATGCCGACCGATATATCGACGACAAGGCAGGCTTCACGTCTTGGTTTGAAGAGATGGAGAAGCTGGGCTACAAGGACTAAGCAGGTCAGGGGATAGGAGGAAAATTCTTCTATCCCCTGACCTTTTTTGTATCTTTGCACTATGAGTAAGAAGGGACGAAATATTGACCTCATTAAGAAGCGAGACGATAAGCTCTACGAGCGATTCTTGTATCACTATGATGTGTGCAAGATTCGCATGGATGAGGTGCTACGTATCTTGAGTGAGGAGGAGTTCTTCCTTTCGGAACAGCGTATCTGGACGATCATCAAAGGTTACCAAGGTGTACCCAGAGCAGAGCTTATGGATCGCATCAAGAAGCCCAAGGTTCGAGCAGTCAGAGGCGTGCCTACTTCACTGAAAGTCGTATCTGAGTACTCTTATAGCTTGTTCCCCGCCTCATCTGCTCTGTAACCGTACAGGTGTAGGTACTCTCGTAGACCTTTATCCCATGGTTAAAGGTGAAGAAGGTAGACTGAGTCCGCATCAAACCTCCATCGTCGAGAGGACGATATCCCTCGAGTAAGCTATGAAGCTTGTGCCTTAGCTCCTCACGCTCCTTAATCCTAAATTCCGTACTAGAACCTGAGTGCGTATCATCGTAGCAATCGATGATCAGGCGTACTCGCAATGTTGCTTCTCCCTTCTGACTATCTCCCTCCAGGTGTGACCAGTCTACACGGCTGGGCTCGATGAGAACGGCTGGATAGGTGAGCGGATACATCTGTCGCCCATCATCATCGAGATTCTCCAGCTGTCCGTAGTCTTCGTCGACGAGGCTAAGCTCGGGCATCTCCCTGGCTATATGGGCTACCATGTTAGAGAGTAGATATTCCATCTTTTATTTTCTGTATACTGTCGTTTACTTCCTTGCTTACCTTCTCTATGAGTTCTCGGCTCTCTCCGATGAACTGACGCTTGGGCATCTTAGCTCGTATCTTGAGCTTTGTCTTCTTGGTGAGCGCAAGCGCCATCCATTTCTTTGCCTCCTCAGGGATAGCCTCCCTGGAGCCCCCCGCCCTCTTGCCTTTCTTGCGCCCGCTAAGCTTGTATGCCATCGCCCAGGCGTACTTGCGCATCTTGGGGGTGATGGTGGGGTTAGAGACGATTGTGCCCCCCTCGTTGTGTATTACGGCGTAGGGTACAGGATTCTCTATGCTTACCTCACCTCGCCCGATATGCGCCTGAGTGCTACTCATTAGGTGATTTCGAGCAGATGTAAGGGTCTTATAGCGGGATGATGCCCCCAGTCCCCCCCTTAGCTCTCGCTGAGACTTCTTCCAGGGGCGTAGTCCGCCGTCATGGAATCCCGAGTCACGGAAGTTCTGCTTGAAGTGCTGGACGGCGATTATCCCGACCTTTCGGGGGAGTCGGTCGTTCACTTCTCGCTCGACTTGCTCCTTGAGCTTCGTAACCAGTTGCACAAGCTTTTTAGGGTCATCACTTGCCATATCAAAATATAGTCTTATCTTTGTGGTGCGAGGTACTCCGCAAGGGGACGTCGCTCCACCTCGCCCACTCAGCCATCATTGGTTGAGTGGGCGAGGTCTTTTATTATACATCATAGGAGTGTACCTTGCGCTCTCCATTAATGACAATGAGGAGCTTTTTAATCTGCTTTACCTCCTGACCTCGCTCCTTGGCGTCTGCTGACATGATGCGGTTGTAGCTACGTATGGAGGCTTTAATCCGATCATTGCTAAACATTGTGGGATCGTGGAAGTACAGACAGAGGCTGTCAGCCCGCTCTACGTCACTACGAAGGTTGTATCTCTCAAGCTGTTTGTTCTTTGCCGTTAGGGCGTTGACGTAGTTGCTCTTTGCCTGAGTGATACTACGAATATCCATGGACACCCCATCGACAGAGATGTCTAGAGCGGAGAAGGTATCCCCGTGCTTATCCCGCTTACTCTCGTCAAGGAATATCACCTTGCGCCCAGCATGGAAGAGCGTATCGGCACATTCTTCTTCAAGGGCATGGGCAGTTAGCTTTTCCTTTCCGAAGTATGTCTCCTTCGTGCTGTTGCGCTTATGCCCGATGTGGGAAGCCTTGATCCCCCCCGTTTCGGGGTCGAACTCAACATCCCTATACTCCTTATCTTTCTTCAGCTGGAGGTACTCCTCATAGCGCTCGGGGTACTTTGCCTTTGCCACCTCCCAGTCGATATAGGGGCAGTGGTAGCAGTCCTTCGTCTGGCGAGCCTGGAAGGTTCGTGAGAGGATACCCTTCAGTCCCTTCTTCGCTCCCTTATTGAAGGGGCAGGTACTGCAGTTCGAGGGGAAGTAAGGGTGCTTATCGCTGAAGGTGTGTCCATGTCTGGGATTCTCCTCCAGCCCCTGCTGAGCCTTGGGCATATTGGGTGACTTCTCCCAACCTGTAGAGGGGGCATCTGTAGCCTCGAGCGAGCACTTACAGTTCCATCGATTGGCTGGGTGGTTGTCCTTCCAAAAGGGATCATCCACGGGGAGCGTCAGCCCTGATGCCCAGAAGGTCTCATGTACAGCCTCGGGGGAGGGTGAGGTGGTCGGCATCCAGCGTAGGTTCGGAAGGACATCCCGATTACGCTCAAACTCTTGCCAGTCGGATGCTTGGTGAGCTCTTAGGATGGCGGTATCATACTCCGTTCGTAGCCAAGAGCCGACCTGATGGCTTGCAATGGGAGCGATGCTCTTTTTCCAGTCCTCGTAGGATCGGAGCTTGCCCTCCTCGTCAAAAAGGCGCTTCTGCATTTGAGTGCCCATCGAATGGCATTTGAAGGCAGAGAAAACCTCGTTCGAGTGGCGAAGCTCCCGAAGGAAAGATTGCTCATGCGTCTCGTGCCCGCTATCGATGAGTCCCTCGACACTTGCCTCGTTGATGATGCGCAAAACCTCCCGCCACGCCTGAGGCTCTACCTCTTTGGATACATCAAACCCGTCATACACCTTGCGTAGATACTGCTCAAGGATCTGTGGGCTAAACTTGACCGTGCTGGCATTGTGAATAGCTCCAGAACAGCAGGGACAGGAGCGCTCTCCGTAGTAGAGTGTATCGATTAGAAATCGCTGTCCGCCCCTCCTGGGAGAGGGGCTAGGGAGAAAAAACGGCTGAGCAGGTTGCGTAAGCCCTTCTTGCCCTGAGGCGGGGTATTGCCCTTGGTCTTCTCTTCCTCTGAGAGGTTATTGTCATCGGTGTTGCCCTCTTCGGTAGAGGGAGCGTCACCGCCTTGTAGTTGAGTCTGCAGGGCTTCCTTGTTCGCCTTCTTCTCAGCAAGGAGCTCGTCGTAGTTCTCGGGCTTGGGGATGCCTGAGAACTCATAGAGGTAGTCATCGGATATGGGTAGCCCGATGGAGTTCAGCTTGAGGACAATGTCGACCTGCTGGGTAGGATGCGTCTTATCCTTCTTGGCGTAGACAAACTCACCGCCCTCGGTGTTGAAGCCGAGGTTGGAGAAGATAGGACGCATGTGGTAGTTGAGGACATCGAGGATGGTGTCTCGGTCATCCTCATTCATCTCGTCTTCGACCTCCTTGTGTACCTCGCCGAGCGCTTGTGTGCCTACCTTCTTCGCATCGGTCGTGAGCGTATTGCCAAGCACACGGATTGAGATCTTGCTATCCCAGTAGTTGGTGAAGTTCTCGAATAGCTCACCTGTGGCGGATGCATTCTTTGGCTCGTGCAGGACAAGGGAGCTTTCCTTGGGGTGGATGTAGACCGCTGATGATCCTTGGCGACGGGCATCCTCAATGATCTTCCTTCGGGCTTCTTGGTCGCCAGCATCATAGGTGTACTCACGGATCGGTATACCGAAGATGTTGCAGAATTTAGCCCAGTCACTGACGTTGCCTCTCTTGTAGAGAATGGCAATCATGATGTCCACAAGGGCTCCAAGGTCACGCTCTCCGCCGACAAAGAGCATATTATCGAACTCCTCAATAGGCGCACCCACCTGGTCGTCTTGGTACTGCAGGAGCTGGTGTGTGATTGGATTGTAGTGCTTGCGATTGATTTGATCCGCACGGATATTGCCCTCCTCGTCAAGGTAAAACTGCATCAGGGAGAAGCCCCAGAACTGTGCCAGGGTGATCTCCTTACGTACCTCCTTAAACCAAGGGGAGCGTAACTGTGGGGTGATTACATCGTCGGGCTTCCCATCTCGGTGAAACTCAATGGGGATGCGTGTTACCCCTCGAAGGCGCTTGCTTAAGACCCCCATGTAGTGAATGTCTAGCTCTGACGACTCGTAGAGATCGTATAATCGGGATCGAGAAGGGAAGTCGATCTGCTTAGCTCGACGTAGGCTATTCTGGAACTTCTGCAGGTCGAATAGGAATAGCTCAGGCATCTGCAGGACAACGTCAGGGACGTGGTACGAAGAGCCCGAGGAGGAGCGTAGGCTTCCTCCCTGTTGGATACGCTTTTGAGTTCGATTCTTTGCCATTAACGTAGGGTGGGTCTAAGGGTTTCAGCATCAATCTGCCAGGGGCTGTTTATCTTCTGCTCTTCAGTGTCTAGTCGAGGAGCCCCGTGGATGGTGATCTCCCCTCGGGATACGCCTTTGAGCCATTCAATAGCTCGTTCATACCTATCCTTTCGGATGTCAGCAATCTTATAGGGGTTATGGATGCTGAAGATGTGATAGATGGTGATGTCGAGAGCGAACATCAAGATGAGGCTATGGCGCTCCCCTCCACGAGCGGAGAAGATGGCATCGCAATCATAGATCTTATCCAAGTAGGAGCTCATCTCGGAGATAGTGCGATCCTCGCAAATCTCAATTACCTGAGGATCGTAGTCAGGGTTGGGCTGACCTCCTGCTGAGGTCTCCCTTAGAAGGGAGGAGAGTATTTCTCGGTGGATGCTTGCGTTGTAGTCCTCAGGGGTGATAAATGTTGACATAATTAAATGCGATAGGGGTTGCCTTTGCTGACCTCGTCATATCCAATGACCTCTGGAGGATCAAGCTCTGCACTCTTGCTCTTGGTGAGGCTGATCCCCCCCTCCACAGCATCAAGTCCGTCAGCGGGGTATGGCAGATGCATCTCGAACAGTGTTCCTTGGTTGATTAGCTCTACCATGTGGGGGTTATCTTGCTCGTCCTCGTTGAATATAAGTTGTCCTAGTCGGTCAAGGGGCTCTAGATTATTCTCAATGCGAACCGCTTTGTCGGTCTTCTTGCGCTCATCGGGTCGGATGTGAATCTCTTCGCCCCTGCGCTTGATCTCCTCTCGTATGAGTGGCTTGAAGACTTGTTCGTAGAATGGGTCTTGAAGCTTGTTGTTCTCGATATAGAAGTACACCACTGTCTTGCCTCCCACCCATTTTTTTAGGTCGAAGTACCAGCCGATGAAGTTGGCGTTAGTCTCACGTGCGAGGTAGCCCTTAATGACGTAGTACTTATCCCCAAGCTTGCCTATTAGCCAGAGCGCCTTGAAGGATCCCTGCTTGGTCTTTCGGTCGCTATAAGCGGGGTCGCCGTAAGCGATCAGGTACTTGAATCGATTGAGGGGAGGAATTTTCCCGAAGGCGAGGTTCTTGAAGACGCTCCCTTCAGAGAGCGGGTTGTTGAAGTACTCTTTCTGCTGGGAAGAGCGAGGAATAGGCTTGAGCGTTCTATCGATGAACTCCTCTGTATTCTTTTCTGGCCAGGTAGATTTTCCGTGCTTATCTCGTATGTTGATGACATCCCAATGATCAGCGAGAGCCCCTGCACGGACGACACAGCAGTCCTTAGCTATGATATTACCGCACCACACGATGAGTGTTGGTTCACTGATGGAGCGTGTTGGATAAAGGGCTTGGTTGTACCATTCCCACTTTTTTTTGATCGTCTCAGGGTTACGGCAGTCTTCATCTGTATCAAAGTCGTCTGCGATGATCACATCGGGGCGGATAGATTCATTTTTCTTACCACGAGGTGACTGTCCAGCTCCAAGGGCAAGGAATCTAGCACCGCATCGAGCAGTGAAGTCATGAGCTTCCCAAGATCCGATATTGATCTGATCCCCATATAGCTGTTTGAGGCGAGGGTTCATCTCTAGATTGATGCGATAGGGGGTAAGATAGTCACGAGCACTATCCTTAGAGGAGCTGGTCATCACAAAGAATCTCTTACGCTTTGTGAGGGCGAGGTAGAGCATTACCATCATAGTGATGGTAGACTTCGCCAACTCTCTAGACCAGGACAAAACCTCATACCACTCATCATTTTGTGTTAGCCTCTTGATGGCTTTGATATGGAAGGGGGCGAACTCGTACTTTGCATAGCCAGGGAAGAGGTACTTACACCATCGCACGGGGTCAGCTTCAAGCTCCTTGCGTAGCTTGTCAATCTGCCCAGCAGTGAGGTTATGATCAATGAGGGCATCACGGGCGAAGGACTTGTGAAACTCCTCCCACTGCCTAAGTGCTTGCTTTTCTTGCTGTGTCATCGCTTAGAGCTTGCTTGGTCTTTGATGAAGACGTCCATAAGGCTATTGAAGGCTTTGGCTTGCTCCACATCGAGGGGGCGAAGCCAAGCCAAGAAGCGCATGCAGACGCTGATGACTTCGCTGATGCCGAGGTCATCCTGGATCTTCTTGATCGATGTAGCTAGCTTGAGCATTGCATCGGCTTCGGCGGGAGTGGCGTAGCGTGCTCCCTCCTCTCGGCTGGTAATGGTGCGATTAATCTCGGATATCTGCTGTTGCCACTGGGCGATGAGTTGGGTAGGTGTCACCGAGAGCGATGCTTTAAGTTCCGCCCAACTATCCTCCCTCGACCAGCGGATGATGGTCTGGCGTGACACCCCCACCTTGAGTGCTATCTCCTCTTGTGTGTAGTTGCCATCGAGATATAGGGTTCTAGCAATCCCACGCTTGTCTATCTTCTCACTCTTTGCCATAGCTATTCAATAGGTTGTTCAGTCTCTTGCTCAGCACCTTGGGGGAGCAAAGCTTCTAGGCGTTTGAGAATCTCGGTGGTATCGCCCTTTGTCTTTGCTAGTTCAATGAGGTTGTTCAGGGCGATATTGATATCCTTCTTTCTCTTCTTGTCGCTCTTCTCATAGACGGAGTATGCTTCAATGCCTATGGGTATCAGCCCGACAAATAGCGTCAGATAGGGTACGCTACGTAGTCCTAGGAGATCATGTACGCTGAATGCATAAAGGAGGAGATCTACGATGCTAGCCAAGATGACAAAGAGCATATAATCGTTGAACTTGCGCAAGCTACTGCGCAGACCCTTGCTCTTAAGCTGGATTCCCAGTCGTCTACTCCTGCGAAGTCCACTCCATAAATCGACTACGACAGCGATGAAGACTGCGAAATAGACAAACAGCAAAAGCAGTATAGTGATGATGAGTTGTTTAAAGTCAATAAACTGAATTAAGAAGGATAGCATAGGATGAATGTGATGTTAGTAGCTTGCTTTTAGGTTAATACCAGATGTTGTGATTCTAACTTCGTCCACTGACTGCCCGTCGAGCTCAAGGGCTTCACGTATCCGCACACGCCAGTAGAGCGGATCATGATCAAGAAGCATGTCTGAAATGCCTACGCCTAGCGCAGGGTTCTCCTTGAACTCTCCCTTATGACATTGGATGATGATTGCCTGATTCTGAGGGGTAATCTCCCCCAGTTGAATCTCTCCCGAGGAGATGAGAGGCTGGTAGTCGGAGTCTATAAGTATACCAATCATATATCTGCTAGCTGAGGCGGAAACCGAGGGTGATCTCTCGCTTCCCCCCTTGTGAGCTGAAGGAAGTCTTTACCGATCGGACGAAGTACGAGCCGTCCTGCTCGGGGTAATCCCCGTCACGAAGTGTCACCGTGTCACTGGGCTTGCATTCGGGGGTGAGCCATCCCGTGATCGTACCGTCGTAGCCGTCGTAGGTGCGACGCAGGAGTTCGGACTCCCCTCGACGGCGCATCGAGGCTTCGTCGCTGGTGGGGCATTTCACCTCGACCTTGTCACCTCCCGTTGTGCCGACTTCCACCTGACGAACCTTACCATCGGGTAAGAGCGCCTTCACCACCACCTGTATCTTCTTGTCCTCGGCTCGCTTGTAGCTGAGGTCGGATTTTTCGATGTTGACCGCAAAGTCATACAGCCTCTCTTTGCCGATGACTTCCCCTGGGGGGTGCACGTGGAGGGTCGTCCCGTCAAGGTAGATGTCTGCACCGCTTTCCTCTTGCACCTTCTTCAGCACGTCAAAGGCTGTAGCGTTGTGGAAGGTGAACTTATCGTATGTCCACTCATAGCTACAGACTACCTTGTAGTCTCGTCCAACAGTCTTGCAAAGCTTTTCGAGGAGCATTCGAAGGCTGATCTTCTTGAAGACCTCGTTGGTAACGGGCTTGCGAAAAGCGTATAGGTCGTCCTCGCAGTACAGGGTGATTGATCCCTTGTCCGTTGAGATACGCTGGAGGTATCCTTCGAACTCATTCATAAGCCCCGTCTCGTCATAGCCGAGGGCGATGCTCACCTTATCGCCCCGCCTCAGCTCTTGCTCGATGGAGAGTCGCTTGTTGTACTCACTTGCAGGGAGTGTTATGGTGGCTGTGTCCGCCAGGAGCTCTACCGACCGATGGATATCCACCTTATCCAGCATCCCCAGGGTGTGCGCCCCAACCTTGACAGAGTAAATCATCGTGTACATGCTACTTGCTACTTGAGTAGGAGCTTGTAGGTGTCGTCGGAGAGGCAGGAGAGGGAGTAGTTTTGGTTGCGTACCCCAGCGGTGTGTGGGATCTCCCAGCTTTCAATGACAAGCCTCGAGATGCCAAAGAGCTCTAAGAGGGGGGAGGTTGCGATAACCTCTCCCGCCTCGCAAAACTTGCGTAATCGGCGTACGTCATCCTCAGGGTAGCTGTCTGCTTTACTCATTAGGATTCCCTCGACCTTGACCGAGTAATCGTCCAGTGTCCAGCGCTCCTTGACGGATCCTCTCGCCTTGCTCTTGGCAACTTGCCTCTTCGTGATGATGTGCTTCCCCGTGATCGTGATCATAGGCTCATAGGGGAGTAGCCAATCCGTCTCCCCTGCTTGTGGTAAGCGTAGGGAGAGGGGGAGCACCATAGGCACTCCCAGTGAATTGTAGCGTACTACATCGGCTTGTTCCTCTATGGTCAGCCGATCAAACTCATGCCGACTAGCCTCAGATGCGTCTGCCCCAACGGCTTGTGCTCGAGGAGACACAAAGACAGGCGGGGGTACGACAAGGCGGGTAGCAATAGTGTGGATGATCTCTTGGCTTGCCATTGCTACTTGATGTCGGCATATTCGATCTTAGCGTCAAAGCAAGGACAGTCCTTGATGCGCTCCCATGGCTCAATCACTCCATTGCCATTGAGGTCGGGCGAAAAGTCCCGATGCCCCTGGATGACTGCCTTAGGATATCTCTTCTTGAGCTCCCCGAGGAGCTTCCTGAGGCTCACCTTCTGCTCAGGGGTGCGGTTATCTACACTCTTAAGGACTCCTCCTTGCGAGATGACTCCACCGATGTAGGCAACGTTGATGCTCACAGAGTTAAACCCTTTGACCCCATTAGATACCTGATCTTCGGAGAGTAGATTATGGATAGTCCCATCTGCCGAGATAACATAGTGGTATCCTGGATTCTTGAAGCCTCTAGCCTTAAATACAGCTAAGAGTGAGGGGATAGTTGTCTTCTGACTTCCCGCCGTACAGTGCACAGCGATATACTGGATGTTTCTTGGATTATTCATCGTCTGTTTACGTGCTTGATTTTGGTGCAAAGTTGAGGTCTTCTGGGGGATATTTCAAATTCAATATTTATGATAAATAGTATTCATAATCACCATAGTATCAGTGGTTTATTATGGCAAATATTGAGTTTGCAGACATTGAAATCGCCCCATACTTTTGCACTAGAAATCGAGCGAGAACTATATGAATCGACCAAGCAAATTCTTCAATTATGTGCCCAAGTCAGATGGGGGTGCAACCATCCTACTCTATGGAGATGTGGGACAATGGGGGGACATCGATAGTCAGCGAGTAGTCACCGAGCTTCTAGCCCTCGAGGGGGAGTACAACTCCATTGATGTACGTATCAACTCGACGGGAGGGGATGTCTTTACAGGCATTGCCATTTTCAATGCCTTGCGTCAGAGCAAGGCTAATATCAAGATCTATGTAGATGGTATAGCGGCTAGTATCGCAGGGGTAATAGCCCTCTGTGGCAAGCCTCTCTACATGTCGCAGTATGCACGACTGATGCTCCATAAGGTGAGTGGGGGCGCTTATGGCTCAGCAAAAGAGCTCCGAGAGACAGCAGACCTCATTGAGAACCTTGAGGGAAGCTTAGCTGAGATGATTGCTCAGCGTGTTAAGCTCACCAAGGAGGAGGTACATAGTCGCTATTTCGCCGACGGAAAGGATCACTGGCTGACAGCCAAGGAGGCATTAGACCTTGGGATGATCGATGGCATCCATGATCTACCCGAGGAGACCGCCTTGGATGAGTCAAGCAGTACCGACGATATCTATCAAGTTTTTAACAACCGCCTCGAGAGAAACGAGGCACAAGAACCCAGTACAATGGCATTACTAGATGAAATTAAACGGATTCCCAGCTTTGCTAATGCGACAGAGGCAGACATTGTCGCTCGTCTGCAGGGTCAGACAGCGAAGCTGGAGGAGGCAGACAAGACGATCACCAATCTGAAGGAGCGGGTTGCTGAGCTGGAAGCGAAGGAGCTGGAGGCGCTCCTTAATACGGCTGTCGCAGATGGGCGTATCACTCAGGAGCAGAAGCCCACCTACCTGAACCTACTCAAGAGCGACCGAGAGAATACCGAAGCTCTGCTGGCTAGCCTCCCCAAGCAGAATGCTGGAGTTAAGCAGTTCCACTCTGCTAAGCAGTACACTCAGCCTAATGGCTCGGGCACGAATAAATTCCAAGGGAAGACGTGGCGAGAGCTGGATAAGGAGAACCTCCTTGCAGAGTACAAGAAGTTTGACCCTGAGGGGTTTGCAAGCCTCTACAAGGAAGAGTTCGGCGTAGACTATCAGAACTAACTTAAATAAGAAGGAGAAGAATAATGGCATTGAATAGAGAAGTTTGGCTGAGAGAGATTCAGGAAAACCTGTTTCCTGACAACTCGTTTGTGGCAAAGTCCATTGACGATTCAGCTTTTGTGGATAATCATCGAGTGCATGTCCCCAATGCAGGTGCACCTAGTGGCGTAAAGCGAAACCGATCGGTCTTCCCCGCCACTGTTGGGACAAGAGAAGACAAGGATCTGACCTATGACCTTGAGCCATTCTCGACCGATCCTATCCGCTTACAGAATATCCTCGACCTGGAGCTGTCGTATGACAAGCGAAAGTCGGTGATCTATAATGATAAGGAGGCTCTTCATGAATCGATCCATGACTATATCCTCGAGCAGTGGGCTAAGGCTAATGGTGGTGTCGTCCGAACGAGTGGTGAGCTGATGCCAGCACATACTCATTCAGGGGCGACGGGGAAGCGTAAGAAGGTTACGTCGGAAGATATCCTTGAGCTTCAGACTCAATTTGACCTTCAGAAGATCGCACAGGAAGGTCGATATCTGCTCCTGGATCCTGTGATGTACAATAAGCTCCTGGGGAGTCTGAGTGCGGCTGACAAGCATGCGTTCTTTGCTACCGCCGATGCCCAGCGAGGTATCCTCGGTCAGCTCTACGGCTTCCACATCATGAAGCGAGCTAAGGTTCTGCGCCTCAAGGCTGATGCAGAGACTATTCTCTTCGATGGAGATGCCCACGAGGCTACAGAGCTTGGTGCTGGTCTCGCCTGGCAGGAGGGCTGTGTTTCACGTGCTATTGGCGAAACCAATATGTACTACGAAGAATCAAGCCCAGAGTACTACGGCGAAGTGATGTCCTTTGACCAGCGTGCAGGGGGCTCAGGTCGTCGATTCGATAAGAAGGGGGTGATGCTCCTCGTAGAGTCCGCAGAGTAGATCTAACCTAGATAGAGGATATGTTACCACGAATCAAAATCAATTATCTCTCTGGTCAGCTTGGCACGGTGGGGACTAGCCCTGATGGGCTGGTCGCCATCGTCGCTGGAGCGACAGCTGTCGCCTCAACCTTTGAGCTGGGGATCAGCTATAAGCTTCGTAAGCTCTCGGAGCTGACAGCCCTCGGTGTTACCGAGGAGAACAATCCAGCCCTTGTGCATTTCGTGCGAGACTTCTACCGCCAAGAGGAGGAGGGTACGGAGGTCGTCGTTTGTGGGGTTGATCCCGCAAAGACGATGACCGAGCTCCTTGCCAAAGAGGAGGGCGCAGTACGTAAGCTCATCGAGCGACATAGTGGGGCTCTCCGAGCGGTCTTCCTCTCGAGCAGTGCGGGGGATAGCGAGGAGGCAACCGAAGGCTTATCCCCAGATGTCTATACCGCTCTCCCTGAGGCTCAGGTGCTCGCTGATTGGGCAACCTCAGAGCTGTATGCCCCCCTCTTCATCGTCATCGACGGTCGTGGCTACACGGGCAAGAACCTCAGAGACCTCTCCAAGCAGAACTACAATCGAGTAGGTGTGCTTGTGGGAAGCACCAAGCAGGAGGATAAGGGTGCTAGCCTAGGTATCCTTGCTGGGCGTATCGCATCAATCCCCGTTCAGCGTAATGCTGGGCGAGTGCGTGATGGGGCGCTCAAGCCTGAGACCTTCTACCTCAATGGTAAGCCAATCGAGGAAGTGCAGAGTGAGATCATCGAACTCTACGAGAAGAGGTACATCACCTTTCGCCGATATGTCGGTCGCACGGGCTACTTCGTCGCAGACGACAATCTAGCGACATCGCCTACCGATGACTATGCACAGATCGCCAATCGTCGAGTGATTGATAAGGCATACCGTCTGTGCTATGATAGTCTACTTGACCTCATGCTCGATGAGCTGGAGCTCAACGAAGATGGCACGCTACAGGCTCCTATCATTAAGGCTTGGGAGCAGAAGGTGGAAGATGCCATCAACCGAAGCATGACAGCCTCGGGTGAGCTGTCGAGTGAAGACGGTGAAGGCTGTCGCTGTGTCATCGATCCCAAGCAGAATGTCGTAGCAACGAGTAAGATTGAGCTCACCCTGAAGGTGCGCCCTCATGGCTATGCTCGCTACATCGATGTTGCACTTGGATTCCTTGTGACAGCATCCGAAACAGATAAGAAGTAAGCGCTATGGTCAATACGAGAGAATTTGAATGGTCGGACATCTCCCTTGTTGTCGCTGGTCGTGACATCAAGGGCTTCCGTGGGGTAAAGTACTCCGAGAAGCAGGAGAAGGAGGCACTCTATGCCAAGGGGAATAAAGCTCACTGTATCCAGTCAGGCAATATCGCCTACGAAGGGGAGCTAACCCTGACACAGAGTGAATACGAAACGCTCCGCCTTGCTATGGGGGGGAGTATCCTATCAGGGTCGCTCTCTATGGTTGTTGCTTACGGCAACCCTAGCAAGGGGGATGTGATGGTCACCGACGCACTCTCTGGGTGCGAGTTCACCGAGGACAGCACAGAGTGGAAGCAGGGGGACAAGTTCCAAGAGAAGTCTCTGCCCTTCGTCTTCCTGTCGAAGAAGTCAGTCTAACAGCATTAGAATAAGATTAGAATGGTATTTACAGCAGAACAAATCCAGCAGTACAAGGACAAGTACAAGCAGGTCTATGAGATCACCGTCGAGGATAAGAGTTGCCTCGTGCGTAAGCCTAACCGTAAGGATCTCAGCTACGTCTCAACTCAGAAGGATCCCATTCGAATGAGCGAGGTGATGCTCAATCAGATCTGGCTGGAAGGAGATGAGGAAATCCGAACGGATGACGAGCTCTTCCTCGCTGTCGTCAAGAAGATCGACGAAATCAGTCAAGTCAAGGAAGCGGAAGTAAAAAAGCTCTGAGCGATGCCGAGGTAGATGTCGTGGGGATGGAGGGCTTCCTCTTCCTCTCGACACTCCTCGAGTACTACCTCGGCATCGCTCCCGATGACCTCCCCGATGAGGTCTGGGCGTGGAAACTGCGCTACGTGAAGGATATCAGAGAACTAGAAGCCAAGGCTAATAAGGGATGAACAGCATCTTAAAGCTCCTTATCAAACTACAGAGTGACTCGGGCAATGTGATGACCGAGGCACGCAAGGTGATTACCCAGCTGGAGAGCATCCAGGAAAAAGCCAGCACGGTAGGGGCAAGTATTAAGCAAGCGTTCTCCCCATCTGCCCTCGGCAATTCTCTGATGTCCATCCCGGGGATGCAGTTCCTCACCAACCCCTATACTCTGCTAGCCTCGGGGATTGGAGCTATCTCGAAGATTGGAGCAGAGGCAGAGATGACTGCCACAGCTTTTACGACTCTGGTTGGAAATGAAGAGAGAGCAAAGGCTATCCTTGGCGATATCGGCAAGTTCGCTTCTGAGAGCCCATTTGGAAAGCTAGATCTCACTAGCAATGCTCAGCAGATGCTCTCTTTTGGTGTGTCAACCGACAAGGTGATGACCTACCTCAAACAACTCGGGGATATCTCGGGGGGGAGTAGGGAGAAGCTATCGTCACTGTCTCTCGTTATGGGGCAGGTGTCAGCTAGTGGCAAGCTAATGGGGCAAGATCTCATGCAGTTCATTAATGCGGGTTTCAACCCGCTGAAGGAGTTGCAGAAGATGCATCCCGAGCTGACCTATGAGAAGCTCCAAGAGGCGATGAGCAAGGGGGCAATCTCCGCCGACATGGTCGCCTCAGCCATTGAGCATGCAACGGCAGAGGGGGGGCAGTTCCATGGTCTTATGGATGCCACTGCCCAAACCATCGGTGGGCGATGGTCAACGCTCATAGATAACCTCCAGGAGATGGCTATTCAGCTCTTCGAGCAGATACGCCCCTTCGTGTCGAGCTTCCTTGACCTCTTCAGCAAGGCTATCCCCTACATCTCAAAGGCGATCAGTGGCTTCTTCTCGATCCTGGCGGGAGTTATCAACTTCGTGAAGGACTGGTGGAAGGAGCTAGCCCTCGTGGGAAGCATCATTGGTATTGTCGCCATAGCTATTAATGCCAAGACGATCGCCCTTACAGCCTATGCAGGTGTGATGAGTATCGTCTCTATTGCTACGCAAGCATGGACTGCGATGCAGTGGCTACTCAACGTGGCTATGTCGGCAAACCCCATCGGTATCGTGATTGTCGCCGTAGCCGCTCTGACCGCTGGGATCATCTACCTGTGGAATAAGTTCGCCTCTTTCCGTGCCTTCCTAATGACCGCTTGGGACACCTTCAAGGAGCTCGGATCGATCATCAAGGACTATGTCGTCAATCGCATCAACGAGATGCTCGAGGGGCTAGGTAAGGTCGGGAAGGCACTCCAGCTACTCCTGTCGGGGGACTTCTCCGAGGCTTGGTCAACCTTTAAGGATGGGGTTGGGAATCTAGCGGGCAAGAACTCCGCAAAGACTGCTGTCCTACAGACCAAAGAGGTCATCGAGGGGGTCAAGGGTGACTGGCAACGCAATCTCGAAACAGAGCAAGCCAAGGATCTGAAGAAGCTCGATAAGAAGACTCAGATTGGGACTCCTGCCCTAAAGGGGTCGGCATCCTCGGATAAGCTAGATCTCTCTGGCGATGGTAAGGGAAAAAAGGGAGGAAATGGCAATAAGACAGCCGAGGCGATTGCCACTGGGGGATCTAGACCAACAACAATTAATATCTCAATAGCGAAACTCATCGAGCGATTTGAGGTGACGATGATGGATCGAGCGGACACTCAGGAGATAGAGCGTGTCGTGCTCCAGGCACTGAATCGCTCCCTCGCCATTGCAACTAGCACAGATTAAAATGAAATACTTGAGTAGCATCCTCCTTGCCCTTGGGCTCCTGCTCCTGGTGGGCTGTGGAGTACGAGTGAAGACCGTAGAGGTAGAGCGTTTGAAGGTGGAGTACAAGGATCGTCTGAAGATGGTGCGAGATAGCATCTACCAGCATGACAGCATCTACATCGAGAGGCGTGGTGACACAGTCTATCAAGACCGATGGCATACCCGTTGGCGAGAGATGGTGCGTCACGATACGGCGTATATCGAACGCCGAGACTCAGTAAGCTATCCCGTTGTGGTGGAGGTGGAGAAGCCTCGCTCCTGGTTACAGCGAGCTGAGGTGAGCATTTACCGAATTGTAATCATCCTTCTCCTCGTCTTTGCTGGCTGGTATACCGTGCGCAGATTCCTATGGGTAAGACGACTATAAAGCAGGGGCAGACGTGGTGGGATGTGGGGGTTGAGCTCGCTGGAGCGTGGGAGGCTGGAGTCGATCTGGCACTAGCTCTAGGAGCATCCATGACAGAGCCCCCTCCACGAACCACCGTGGCAAGCCAGCAGACCTACAATAAGCCGATGGAGCGCTATTGTCACGCAGAGGGAGTGTCCCCTGCCACGCTTAATGATAACACGGGTATTCACTGGCAAATCTTCGCTCCATCCTTCAACACAACCTTCCGCTAGATATGGCTCGTACAGTACAAGAGATCAAGACGCAGATGACCGATGCCTTCATGGCAGACCAGACAATCAGAGAGCGGTATGGGCTACGAGAGGGTGATACTTTCTCCTCCCGCTTCTCCGTGGCGAGCCTAGAGAGCATCCTCTTCTTCATCGTCGCCTCGGCGCACTACGTTCTTGAGCGGATTTTTGATCAGTTCAAGGCGGATGTCATCAAGCAGATTAATAGCTCCGTTGTAGCTACTATCCCTTGGTATCACCAGCAAGCGCTTAACTATCAGCATGGCGATAAGCTGGAGCTCGACGAGAAGACCCTGCAGTGGAAGTATCCCATAATAGATGAGAGTAAGAGGCTAGTCCGTTATGTGGCAGTCAAAGATCACGGAGGGAGTATACAGGTTCTTGTCAGTAAGGATAAGGATGGACTCCCCGAGCCTCTCACAGAGGACGAGCTTCGCTCATTCAAGGCATATATGACATCTATCAAGATTGCAGGTGTTGTGCTTGCCGTTCGATCACTTCCTGCAGATATTCTCTCCATCACGGCAAAAATACAGCTAGATCCCCTCGTGTATCTACCTAGCGGAGTAAGTATCAGGGATGGTAAGCGACCTGTAGAAGACGCTATACGTACCTACCTACGAGAGATTACTTATGGAGGTGTCTTCAATAAGATGAAGTTGGTAGATGCGATCCAAAGGGTTGAGGGAGTTCTGGATGTAGAGCTTGGTGAATGTACCGCAGAACCACATAAGGGGACACAGCGTATCATTCAGGGGAATAACTACTCAGCTCGTTCGGGGTGCTTTCTCGCTCCGTCCCTCACTACAACCCTATCCTACATCTACTAATGGACGCATATAGAGAGCTCCTGGAGCGACTAAAGAAACTACCTGGGGGGAAGCTTTGTCTCTACCAAGGTGTCGTAGAGAGCGTCGAGGGAAGCACATGTACCGTGGTCATCGATGGCTTGCCGATACCTGATATACGCCTCAGGGCAACAACGACGGATGATGATATGGAGCTCTTGGTTACACCTGCTGTAGGCTCTGGTGTCATCGTGGGTAGCCTCACTGGAGGCTACGAGCAACTTGTCATCTTGTCAGTCGATCGAGCAGATCAAATCATCATCAATGGGGGACATCATGGAGGGCTGGTGCTCGTCAATGAACTAACAAGGAAGTTGAACTCATTAGAGAAAGACCTCAACGACCTAAAAGAGGTGATGAGTACATGGACTCCCATTCCGCAGGATGGGGGAGCGAGTCTCAAATCTGCGGTGGTGTCTTGGGCTGGTCAGAAACTCAGAAAGACACAGGCTCAAGACCTGGAGAATACAAAAGTCAAACAATAGTATGTGGTACAACTTCGATGTGCAAAAGTTCGGGTGGCAGATGCTCCCGCCGATTCTTCGAGGGGATGTTATGCGAGCATTCCTGAAAGTATTCCTCCTGCCGTTGGTATGGATATTCACTCAATTTCGGCTCTTGCAAGGTGAGGCGAAGGAACGGCTGTCATCTGGTGGGCAGACCCTCTCTCTTAAGGATGCTTTAAGGCGGGCATACAGGCTTAAGGAGGGAGATATATACATCGTGGATTCTGAGCACAAGCAACCCTACCTCTACCATAAACGAGAGGTACAGAGCCCTATGTATCTGCATGGAGTAAGTGCGAACAACAGAAAAATATATCTCTACTATGAGAATGCAAGTCAGGTAGAACCTGATTTTTATGTCTACATCCCTGATTTCCTTCAGAAAGAGGAAGAGGGCATTATAAGAATCATCGAACAGTATAAGCCCGCAGGGCGAAAATATAAGATCATATACTATCCTTATGAATAAGCTTCTAATCCACGAGGGGGGGCAACCCCTCCATCTTGATGACCTAGAATTTCTCCAAGAAGTTGCTACCTCTCCTCTTCAGTCACTCATATCCTCCTGGGGCGATTGTGTCCTCGGTGGGTGTGAAATCATCTATGAAAAGGCTACATCTGCGCACCGATGGTCTGCTGGATATATAGCCTATCAGGGTGATATCTATCGAGTATCTGAGGGGAAGTTTGATCAAGTTAACCAAGAGGATACCTTCTACTGGGTGTTCTCTAAAACGGAGGTAGGTAGTAAGGTGTTCGAGGATGGCTCTGAGCACAATACCCAGGCTATCTATACCGCTCAGCTGGTCTCAACAAGACACGCACCTGAAACAGGGCTGTATATTGCTGATATCAGTCTCCCACGTTTGGGGGTAGACTTTGCCCGATCGCCCCGACTCAGCTTCAGTTACAATGGTCTAGGATCGCTTGTCTCCTTCAAGGAGCTCTCTCGATATAGTGGGATCCTTACGCTCTGTTTTGAGCAAACAGATGCTATTCCGATATCTGGTCACTTTGGGATATTCCGACTTTCTGGCATCAATAATATGTCAGGGAGATACACCTTCGTGGGTACGGACATGCCTCCTACAAATATCGATATGGTAAACGGCAAGCTTATTTGCCGTCAGACGCTAGGGGAAGGGTTTAGCCGTTCGCATGCTACTTTATCTCATCGTACCTATGTGTCTATTCTTATCTCATGGGACTATGAAGAGAATAATGGTGCTGGTGCAGGTATCAACAATAATTCGTCGGAGTCAGGTGGACAGAATCTACCGCCTCGTGCCCGTGATAAAGATGGAGGAAGCACCTTTGATAGACCAAAAACTCCACCCCGACGCAGATAGCAGATAACACAGATATACATGGCAACTTTATATGATATCAGAGGTCGAGCAGAGGCTCTCTCTCGTAAGATTGAAGCAGGGTCGATCACTCCCGAGGAAGTAGGTCAGCTGATTGTTGATCTGACGGACTACACTCAGGGGATGGAGCGAGATGGCTCTACCCTGGGCATTGGTAAGGTGTACCCGACGCTCGAGGCAATGCAAGCTGACACAGCACCTGTCGGCGATAATGGCAAGCCCCTGCGCCGAGGGAATCTCGTAGCCATCTATCAGGAGTCTACAGCTCAGACTGACCCGAATAGCGGGCTCGTTTGCATGTGGACGGGAGTACGATGGGTGGCTATCGCCCGCATCGGTACAGCGATGCGCCATGAGTATACAGCTATTGAGAGTCGAGTTGCCGAGCTTGAGCGAGATCTAAAGGATGAGCTTAAACCATCGACAGAATCTCTTAAAACGGCACTTGAAACCATTACGAAGGACGTTCAAAAGGCATTAGGTAGGCTTGAATTTACCGAAGGTGATCGGGAGAAGTTGAGTAAGATCAACACCGATGGGAAGCAATCGAGCTACCTAGGTGCTGATGGTAACTACCATGTCCTCCCCGTGCAGAGCATAGAGGTCAATGGGGTTACCATGTCCTCCGATGCTAAGGGTAAGGTGGTGGTTACCACTCCGCAGGGTACGGTCAAGAGCTTCACGCTCAATGGATCGAAGCTGGTGCCTGATGAAGCTGGTGGCTTGGGACTTGGTCTCAAGCTCGCTACTGAGAACCTAGATAGCAAGCGCGTCAAGGTGGCTCTGCTGACTGCCGATGGGCTTGAGCTCTCGAGTATAGAGCTTGCTCAAGGAGGGGCTTCGGGCGGAGGTGCTGGCTTCCTTAACATATCTAGAGAGGTGCCCGTGTCAACGGGCTATTATAGCCTCTCCAGCGCTCTCACAGCACTAAGGTCTCTTACCCTTGATGCCTCGCTCCGATCAGGCATGATTATCACCTTCGAGAGTGCCGAGGGGGTGTGGAGCGATTATCGCTATGTCGGCACGACGACCGATGATACCGCCTTCTTCTCCGCCCCCCTATGGCAGGAGTACGCTAAGGCTGTCACCGATGAGCACATCAAAGACCTCATCGCCAAAAGTGGTAAGGAGGTAGAGGTTGCCGAGAGCCTGGACGAGACCCACCGCCCCGTGGCAAGCGTGGCGGTAAAGCAGGCAATCGATGAGCTACGAGATGCGACGCTCGACTCCGATGTCGAGAAGACAGATGATGGGAGCAAGGTGACGCTATCTCGCAACGGGAAGACCGTTGCCGAGTTCGTCGTTGCTGGGGGTGGTGGCGGAGGTCAGTCCGCCTCTACTAAGGCTGTCGTTACCGCACAGCTCTCCGCTGGGCGTATCAAGCTCGGCGACCAAGCCCGCCTGACCTATGGCTACACGCACTACTCCGACGGGGAGGTAGACGGCGTGCCAGCGACTATTGCGGTGACAGTCAAGCGAGGTGTCCAGACCTTGGCGACCCTTAGCCTTGGCGCTCTTGCCTCGGGCTCTACAGCTAGCCTAGACCTCTCTAAGTATCTCACGACAGCCGACACCTACAGCATCATGGTCTCGGCGAGGTACGAGGAGGAGGGTGTCGTCAAGGAGCGTAAGGCTCAAGCGCTGTTGTCAGTCGTTAATCTCTCAATCGACCTCTACAACCGCAATGAGATTGAGACCTACCTCTCCGCTGGTGGCTATAAGGATGGGGACACCGCCTCGATCATCCTCTCGGTACGAGGGGGAGCTCGGGAGGTGACCATGCTCATCGATGGCGATGAGGGGGGGAAGGAGGTGCGTCCACTGACAGGCGGAGGGAGCAGACAGACCTTCTCCCTCCCCGTGCGCTCACTCTCGCCAGGGAGACACAGCGTCCAGTTCGTGGCGAGTGTGGATGGTCTCCTCTCCAATAGTATCTACCTCGATGTCCTCAAGTTTGGTGCAGACACCTCCTTCGTGGGGCTCATCTTCTCACGCCCCGACGGACATCTGGTCTCTGCAGGGGAGACCCCCGAGGTGCTGGCACATCAGTATGAGGAGGTCTCGTGGAGCTACATCGCTGTAAGCCGTCGAGCAGGAGGGGTATCTCAGCTGACACTGATGACACCTAGTGGTTCGACCGTGTTCTCTACCCCTCGTACCTTCCAGGAGCAGTCCTCTCGATTCACCCAGCAGGGGCTACTCGAATACAGCTATACACTGGAGGATGCTACCAGGGCGTTCAAGGTCAAGGTCGTTCCCACCACACAAGAGGGGCTCGGCATTAAGGACGGGGCTGTTGTAGAGCTCCTCACCGCTGGGCGTAGCAATGTGGAGTCCGATCCGTCTGTCTGGCGGAGCGGTAAGACCTCCACCCGCTTTATTGGGGTGGACTTCGTCAGCTCAGGCTGGACGGGGGAGAGCCTCCGCCTGATCAACGGGGCTAAGGCGGAGATTGGCTACAAGCCATTCGCCACCGATGCCAAGACCCGTGGGCTTACGCTCACCTTTGAGGCTCGCATGACCAACGTGCGCCGACCCGATGGAGCGGTTATCTCCTGCATCGATGCAGGTGCTCAGGAGCTGGCGAGCTTCGCAGGGTTTGTCATATCGGCAAGCAAGGTTCAGATGCCTACGGGGGGTAAGCTTGAGTTTCGCACGGAGGATGGAGAGACGATCACTCGTGACCTTGGGCTGGAAATGCCCTATGCCTATGGGGAGTATTACTCCCTGACGCTCGTAGTGCATCCCGCCAGCGAGGAGCACACCATCCGCCTCTACATCAACGGTGTCTTATCAAAGGCGGATACCTACCAAGATACCCTGTTCGCTCAGCGCACTCCCAGGGGGATACTCCTCGATAGCGCCTCGGCGGATTTAGAGGTTAGGCATGTGCGTATCTACGAGACAGCACTGACCGATGACGAGGTGCTCACCAACTATATCACCGATCGCCCTACGCTGAGCGAGATGGAGGAGCTCCGTGAGCGCAACGACCTGCTCAACCCTGACACGGGATCCATTAGCTACGACAAGCTTGTCAATCGAGGCAAGGCGGTGCTCTCTATTGCGATGCCCGATGGTGGTCTAGAGCGCCTCTGGGGTAAGTCTACGGATACTAAGACCGACTACACCTTCACCGAGCTCATCTTCCGCTCGCCTTATGGTAAGGCTTATGATCTGAAGGTTACCGATGGCGTTATTCGCCGTCAGGGAACCTCAACCTCTACCTACCCCATCAAGAACCTGCGTATCTACCTGCAGAAGTCTAAGACGACTAAGGTCTATCGGAACGTGGGCAAGGGGCAGGAAGACCAATGGGAAGAGGTCAGCACCCGCACGTACGTCATGCGAGAGGGGGCAAAGCCGATGAAGATCATCAACCTCAAGACGGACTACGCCGATAGCTCCCTGTGCTACAATACGGGTACTGCTATCCTGCTGAATGACTATCTCGTAGCCAAGAACCCGTCTCTGCGTAATGCAGGGCAACAGGCAGACCCTTCGGCTCGTATGGCTATTGATGGGATGCCTATCGATGTCTTCACGTCGGACACCCCCGAGGGGGAGAAGACCTACTGCGGGCAATTCCAGTTCAACAACGATAAGAGCAAGAGTGGCTACCTCTTCGGGCAGACTAAGACCGATGGGAGTGAGATTGCCCTGGAGTTCATCAACAATACGAACCCCGTAGCCAATTTCCACATCACGGCGAGCTCCGTTGAGGAGCAGTTGGGGCGTACGGGTACAGATGGCTTTGATGCCTCTGTGGAGTTCCTCTTCCCCGAGAAGGACTACACGTGGAATGGCAAGACCCCCGATAAGACGGCTCCTGCCAATATCAAGCAGGCGGTCGTCCGCCTATGGAAGTTCATCAAGGACTGCACCCCTACAGGTGTAGATCCCTCCTCGATGAGCGAGGTAGAAGTCAAGCGAGCCTTTCAATCAGCGAAGTTCCGCAAGGAGGTTGCTCAGTACTTCGACGTAACCTTCCTCACGATGTGGTGGGTGCTCACCGACTATCACATGAGCGTCGACCAGAGAGTCAAGAACACCTTCTTTCGCACGTGGGGGGACGGCATCTGGTGGATCACCTACTACGATGGAGATACTGCCTTTGGGAAGCGTAATGATGCATTCCTTGCTTACCTCTACAATATCAGTAGAGATACTCGCGATGCTCAGCGAAGCAAGTACGCCTTTGAGGGGCACAATAGCCGACTGTGGTGCCTTGTGCTGGCGAACCTTGAGGAGGAGATCAAGGCATCAGCTAAGCTCATGCGAGCAACGCTGACCAATAGCGTCTACCTCTCGGTCTTCAATCGGCAGATTATGGGTAACTGGTCGGAGCGCCAGTACAACAAGAGTGGTATCTATAAGTACATACGCCCCACGTACACCGACTATAATGGAGGGGGGACGATGAACTACATCTTTGCCCTCAGCGGTACGATGTACGCCTACCGTAATCAGCTTATCGAGCGTCGCTTCTCGATGCTTGATGCAAAGTACCTGGTAGGTCAGTACGAGAGCGATGCCGTCACTGGTTACATCGGTAAGGACGACAAGGACACCCTCATCAAAGCTACCGCCAGCGACGACTACTACTTTGCGTGGAAGACGCAGAACGGTAAGCTTACCGAGCATCAGAGCGTACAGTCCTCGGGGGTAGCTGTTTTCAACTTCCGAGATGCGATGAGTCAGAACGACCCCGTGCGCCTGATTGGGGCGAGTCGTATGCGTAGACTCGACTTTGCAACCACCGCCCCCCACCTGCAGGGTGCTTGGAACCTCAACTCAGGCAAGAGCCTAGAGGAGCTTGTGGCAACCACCGATAGTCCATCGCCTACGCAGTGGTATCCCCTGCTGAGCAAGATCACTGGCTTGCGCCATATCGACCTGACGGGACAGCGAGGGGTGACGGGTACGGAGGATGAGCAAGCCCGCACGTTTGATGTCTCCTCGCATACGGGGCTGGAGCAACTCAAGCTCGGAGGTACGTCTGTACGAGCTATCCGTATCGCAGAGGGTAGCCCGATTAGCCTCCTCGAGCTCCCAGCAACACTGAGCTACCTACGACTAAGAGCCCTACCTCGTCTCTCGGTGTCAGGACTTGTGGTAGCAGATTGGAGCAAGGTGACCAGCCTCGAGCTCGCTGGATGCCCACTCATTGACTGGCGTGCTTTGCTGGATAGCTGTGTCGCCTTGGAGCGCCTGCGCATCGAGGGCGTAGACTTCGAGGATGATGGATCACTGCTCAAGAGACTCTCGAGCATCAAGGGCATCGACGCTAATGGATCGGCGGTAGACACCTGTGAGCTTGTGGGTAAGTGCCAGCTCTCTGTCTATGTCGATGAAGATACCGTCAAGGCTTACCGACAGCATTTCCCCTCCCTCGCCATACGACAGCCTGATTACACAATGGTCGAGTTTGATGATAATGTGGCGGATCCTGCCAATATCTCTAACCTGGACAATCGGACAGGCTACAAGTATGGGACTGCCTATCAGCCCTCGGCTCATATCGCTAAGATCCTCTCTGAGCGATTTGGATGCGTCGGTAAGCAGGAGACAAAGGGGACAATGAAGATCTTCCGCCTCCACAATGACAACTGGTATAAGTTTGCCGATCACCTGGTGCAAAGCCTTGCGACTGATAGTGTCCTTGATATGAGTCAGGGGGATGTATTCATCCATGAGCCTGAATACTGGTATAAAGGTGTCAATGATGTGCTTAGGGGAAAGAAGTATGCCTGCTTTGCATCGGGAGAGCGCCCTAGTTCCCCGAAGGTAGATACAGTAACCTTTGATCAGCTGGAGGCTCTCGGGCAGAAGATGGCTGGGTATGCCGTACAGGTAGGACACGCCTCTCCAACCTCCGCACTTGTTCCAAATGAAGGTTATACAGCCTACAAGGTGCGAGTTAAGGGGTACAAGCGTGTGCGCTTCCAGTCCGTACTCTCTGTGGATGCTCGAGGGGCTTCCTTCTTTACCTCTAAAGATAAGTTGGTGTCAAGCGTCACGGTGGAGACGGGTGCTAGTAATTTCGTTGATGGGATGTATCTCATCGTTGATGTACCTGATACGGCTGAATGGCTATACTTCTGTGTCTACAATAAGGTACAGGATACAGATAAGCTCGTGGTGCTCTCGAATAGTCCAAAGATTGAGGACATGGAGCCTCTTTGGGTGCATCACAAGGCTACGCTAGTTGGTGCATTTCGAGGGTCGCTGGTAGGTGGTAAGCTGGGATCAGCAGTGCAGGCTGGAGTGGATAATTCCCCTACAAAGGGGTACTCCTATGAGGGGCTTACTCAGTCATTGGAGACTAGGGGCTTGAAGGTCATGAGCTATGACCAGTATAAGGATATAACCAACCTCTCCTTCCTTAAGTATGGCACACGTCTTGTCAAGAAAATTACGGGATCTTTTGGGAATGATGGAGATTGGCGACATCTCAATGGTTATCTCATCCGAAGTGGAATACATGATAGTCAGAGGTTGGCTGATGGATCGCAAGGAATCTATGCGATTACGGGCGAAACTAAGACTTGGATCCCACAGCCTGCACACGCTAAGGTTATGGGCTATGAGCGTCTGAATGGGGGATGGTCAGAGTTCCTTAGAGGAGCTAAGGCTGTCGAGATTACATCAGGCTTTGCCTCAGCTTTTTCTGGATATGATCCTGCAATACTAGACATTGTACATGATGATGGTGCTCGCTGTCGTGTAGTATCAGCCCGTATCCATAATGAGACCCCTCTACGACTATCGGTTGGGCTGTATATGGATATCTTCCCTCTCACCCCTTATCGATATGGTCGAGCTACATCAAGTACCTACTATGGAGATATCACTCGCATCTGGGAGGGGGACAATCGATTTATCCTACTAGGGGAAAGATACTATGACAAGGGAATGATCTGGCTAACTACAGCTAATGAAAGCAACTCCAATATCACATTCAGAGTCATGTTCGACGGCAAGATTGAGGAGGTGAGAGATCTGGAGGTATTTAAGGCATTACCCATAAACTACTAGGAGAATGGAATATAATCTCATCGCAGTACAGGAGGGGACAACAATCCCTCTCCTCGAGCAATTCAATCCGATTAAGAATCAGTGGTTGCTTCGCTGGGTAACTGTCCCTACAGAGTATATCGAAGTACTCCTGGATGCAAAGCCCTCCCTGGAAGCTATTAAGGATATTATCCTCACCTGGCATAATATGCAAATCGATAAGTCGATACTTTGTGGCTTCAAGTGGCGAGATATGCCTGTATGGCTCAATAGCGAGAACCAGCTCAACTACAAGGCGACCTTCGACCTCGTGATGCAGTTCCAGGGCGGGCGAGGGACGCTCCCTGTAACCTTTAAGTTCGGGTATGACGGCGAGAGTGTCTACCACGAGTTTACCTCCGTCGATGAGCTGGCGGACTTCTACCTCTCCTCAGTAGCCTATGTCAAGGACGTGCTATCCAAGGGCTGGGCGAAAAAGGACGCTATCGACTGGAGTATTTATGAGCGAGCATTGGCGACCAATGAAGGCTAAAGAGAAAGGCTGTGGAGCTATGGATGGATGGCTCTCATGGATACGCCCTCCCCATCACGAGTTCTTCAAGACGGCTTGCATCCTCCACGATGAGCTCTACCTGCTTGGTGGATCTAAGGATGATCGCTTGAAAGCTGATATACGCCTCTACCAAGATATGGTAAAGCATTCCTTAGAATACTTCCATGGACGTAATGTTGGATCGCAAGCTTGGTTCCTATCCTTAGCGTACCTGTATTATAGGTGCGTCCGATGGTTCGGTAGTAGCCAATTCAACTACCACGACTAATGAAAGGTTGGGGTAAAGAAAAGCCCCCATCCTTTCATAAATAGAATCCTACCTCATATTTACAAACTACGCCAAGGCGTGTGGATGGGGGCTTTATAGCTCTCTTCCACGCCTTGGCGTACTTGTCATTTATGAGGTAGGAGCACAAAGATAACGATTAAACAGCATAACAATGAGACCACCATTAACTTACTACGGCGGAAAGCAAACGATGCTTAAGCATATTTTGCCCCTCGTGCCGAAGCATACACTCTACACCGAAGCGTTCTGCGGAGGTGCGACCTTACTCTTTGCGAAAGAGCCTGCTGAAGGCGAGGTGATCAATGACATTAACATGCACCTCGTGAACTTCTACAACACTCTACAGCTCGACTATGACGCTCTCAAGAAGAAGATTGACAGCACGCTTCACGCAAGAGACATGCACGCCCATGCAAGCCATATACTGGCTTATCCAGAGTTCTTCTCGCATGTTGATAGGGCTTGGGCTGTTTGGGCATTGTCGAAGATGAGCTTTGCGTCGATGCTTGATGGGACGTTCGGTTATGACTTCTCTGGAGGTGTAGCCAAGAAGGTGCGCAATGCTAAAGAGGAGTTCTGTCAGCACTTGGCGAATCGGCTGGAGCACGTGACCATTGAGAGTCGACATGCATTCGAGGTGATCGAGACCTATGATAGTCCTCAGACTTATCACTTCGTCGATCCTCCTTACGTCAATTCAGATTGCGGACATTATGAGGGTGTCTTCGGAAACGATGACCTAGGTCATCTTCTTGACTTGCTGGCGCAAGTCAAGGGAATGTTCATGTTGACAATGTTCCCTCATGACCTCATTGCAAGCTATGCAGAACAGCACAACTGGACGATTCATCGTATCGAACGCTTCATATCTGCAAGCAAGACGAGCAGAAGGAAGCAAGAGGAATGGATGGTTTGCAACTACGAAGCGCCGAACAAGGAGCAACTACTATTCTGATGCTATTAGAGCCACATTCGAACGTCATCCGAATGTGGCTCTAAGCTTCTTCCTTTTTAGGTTTTACACATACGCTTCGTTTCTTCTCAGTCGCTTCCGATTGGTACGCTTCGTTCCTTTCGTGCCTGACGCTTCGTTTTGCCGATTATAACTCGTTCAAACGAGTTGTGGTAAGTCGCCGAAGAGAGTTATGGTAAGTCGTCCGAGCGAGTTATGGTAACTCATTAACCACCCTCCACAAACGCCCTAAACAAGGGCATGCCAGAGGGGGAACAAAAAGACAAAAGGGGCATGAAGCACCAAGGCTCAAAAAGCAGACAGAAGGGGGGAAGAAAGTGTAATCAGCAAGCGTTGAAGGCACAAGAAACGAAGTGAAGGGGCGAGTAAGAACGTATTAAAGAGAAAAATCATATACCTTTGCAGTAAACCTTGGTCTCCTCTCGGGGAGCGTAATACTAGGAGAGAGAGGAAATGGGACCAAGCACACATACACACAATTTCAAAGGCGAAGGCCTCACACGCCTCAGCCTGTGTAGCCTACTCTTGATGATGAGTTACAAAGCCTCTTTCGTGCGCAGGGCAGTGATTTTCGGTATCGCACTCCTCATCGCACTCATTTCTGTTAGCCTAGAGATGGCAGTCCATTTCTTCGAGGGAAGGCATGGCTTCTTACTGCACAGCCTTGCCTTAGCTACCCCAATTGTACTATCAGCCCTCATCGCTTGGCTCAGCTGTATCCTCTATGGACAGCCGTACCGTGAGGTACTACCCCGAGTACTGCTCTATGCCACCGCAGTCGCTCTCATTTCGCACTTTGTAATCAGAGCATTCTAGTTATCTTTGCCCCAAACTCCATCAAAACAAAAGATAATCGACACATAATGAAGAAAGTCATTTCCACTACGAAAGCCCCAGCAGCCATTGGCCCATATAGCCAAGCCCTACTCGTCGGAGATACACTCTATGCCTCTGGGCAACTCGGCATCGACCCCGCCACAGGGGCATTCCCCGAAGGGATAACAGCACAGACCGAGCAGTCATTTCGCAACATCCACGCCATCCTCGAGGAGGCAGGGATGACGATTGACCATGTCGTCAAGACAACTTGCTTCCTCGCTGATATGTCAGACTTCGCAGCAATGAACGCTGTATATGAGCGCCAGTTCACGGGAGCATTCCCTGCTCGTTCAGCCGTAGCTGTGAAGACGCTTCCCAAGAATGGGCTCGTCGAGATTGAAATCATTGCCGTCAAGTAG